CAAGTCTAATTTTTCGTTTATCCTCGTTGATGCTCACTTCATAATCATATTTACTGATTGCGTAATCTGTAACAGTTGTTGTGATGGTTACGCCATCATTAGCGACTTCAGTTGTTTCTGAACTAATTACAATTGGACTTACCAATGTTGGTAATGTGTTTGTCACAATCGTATTCGTTTCAAAATCATATGATCGTTCTTGTAACTCTACCACGTATTCATGTTCATTAATGATGCCATCTTTATTTGTGACTATTTTGGTTCTTCTTTCATAATGATGTATTTCTGAACTTGCATTAGCCAAAGAACCATATTTGTATACGATGTAAGAATCTAAATCTGCATTTGTCAGAGGAACATCATAGTATGGATCAGCCATGTCATTTGCAAACAGAACCATCCAATATCTATTTGGATCGTCATAAAGTTTTTTGGCAATAATCTCTGGATTGTCAGCGTCCGAGTAATCATACTCATAGAATATTTTCACATTCTGTAAAACTTCTCGAACGAATCTAACTCTCGTTAGGAGGTTCGTTACTTGTTTATACTCAACATCATTGTTGTCCAATGTGTAAACTAGTTTTGGGAAATAGCTGAAATATTTCATTAGAATGATGCCTTGTCGAACATATCTCTTGTTAATGTGTCGACTTCGATGAATCTAAGTTGTAAATTAATTTCGACTGGAGAACCATCAGAGAAAGTTGCAAACTGACCAGCAGAAGAGTAATTCACATCAATATTTTGAAGAACGCACGTTGATATTTTTCCGATAAACTGATTCATTTCGTTTTTAAACATGAACTCAATATCAAATTGTCCAGGAATTTCGAAATAAGCGCCAGCTGTGCCATCAACCAAAGCTGGCGCAGAATACATTTTGAAGTTTTTGATGATGTTTCTGATAATATCAGATTCTGCTGAATCTCTGGGTTGCATTTTAAAATCAAATGTGAATTGTCTATTCTGTGTTTGTTTATAAACCATTTCAATTTGGGGATTTAAAGCCAATCCAGAACTTCTCAATACGAGATCAGTAAACCCTTTACCGACAAGACCTGTTGATTCTGCCGCAAATCCACCAAGCTCTTTTCCTGCAGGTGATTCTCCTGTAACATAATTTTTAAAATTTTCAGTAGTAGTTCCACCATTTGCATTTAATACACCAGCTCCTCTTTGTGCCATTCCAGCAAGACCTGTTGCTTGTGTCACCGAAAGTGCATCGTAATCGTGAGTGTATGTTTGAAATACTGTGTCTGGCATGTATAGTGCAATTGCTTGAGCGATTCTTTTGTATTTTGGTTTTTTCTGTATACCACTGGCTAAAGTATTTAAAACTGATGTACCTATACTTTTCGCTCCTATGTTCTGAAGATCATTTAGATCTTTGGCACCACTTTTTATTGTGTTTATTATCGCAGCAGAGGTAGTAATGTCTCCGAAATCGCCTTCTCCTATTGGGGTAAATACGGTGTTGCGTCCACCTCTGGTAAGTGCGCTTTGTCTATCAGAAGTTGAATCACCAAGCCCAGTTCGCACACTACCACTTTTAATAAGTTGAGAAGTTTCAGGTAGATTTATGTAAAAAATAACATAACTTGGAATTTCATCCGTTCCAAGATTATCAGATGGATATGCTAATCTTTTGAAATCATATCCATCAAGATAACCGTCACCTGATGATAATTTATTTATCTCTGTGGCGCTATCTAGTCTGCGTCTTGTCGCCATTTGGCAATCCCGATTGATGATATATATTTATATGGCATACTCAGGTAAATTTTTCCCAAAAAACCCAACCAAATATAGGGGCGATGTCCACAACATTTGGTATAGATCCCTGTGGGAAAGAAAAGCCATGGTGTTCTTCGACGAAAATCCAAATATCCTTGAGTGGGCATCAGAGGAACTGGTTATTCCATACAAGTCTCCCGTCGATAACAGATGGCATAGATACTTTCCAGACTTCATTGTTCGAACCAAAACCAAGTCAGGTGAAATCAAAGTTGTTGTTGTCGAAGTCAAACCAGCCAGTCAAACCAAACCACCAGAGAAAAACAAAAAAGTCACCAAAGCATACATCAATGAAATCGCAACCTGGGGTGTGAACGAAGCCAAATGGAATGCTGCCGTTGAGTATTGTAAAGATAGAAACTGGGAATTTCAATTGATTACTGAGCATGAACTGGGTATCAAGTATAAATAATGCTATGGCAAAATTACTAGACAGAATCTCAGCTCAAATTCGTTCTGGTGGAATGCAAACGCGCAGTGCGCAAGCACGAGATTGGCTGAGTAAAGAAGTTTCAAGAGCAACGCTTCCATCGAATATTCGAGGCGCGAGCATTCTCAGGGATAACAAACGCAAAACGAGTCGAATAGAACCTGGAAGAATGTATTTTTATATGTATGATCCGAAGACAAAGGATTCGTTACCATACTATGATAAGTTTCCGTTGGTGTTACCAATCGAACGATATAGTGGTGGGTTCCTCGGGTTGAATTTTCATTACATTCAACCCAACGAACGAATAATGTTGCTGGATAAATTATACGATACATTGACAAATACACGTTACGATGAGACGACAAAACTGAGAGTGAATTATAATATATTGAACAGCGTTGCAAGATTCGAAACATTCAAACCTTGTTTAAAGCGATATCTGTTAAGTCATATTCGAAGTGGTATTATTGAAGTTGGAATTGATGATTGGGAAACTGCTCTGATGTTGCCAGTTGATAATTTCGTATACAAAAAATAAAGGAAGATGCATTAATGGCATTCAACATACAAAACTTCATTAGCCATATTGGTAAATATAACGAACTTGCTCACGCAAGTCGATTTGAAGTTAGAATACCACTTCCAAGTTCATTGAAGGGCAGTTCATTCGGAACCAGAGAACTGTCTTTTCAGTGTGAAGGCGCTGAGTTTCCTGGTCGAAACATTTCTATGATTGAATACAGACATCATGCATTTACGCAACGTGTTCCTCATGTTCTGAATTACACTGATGTGAATTTGGTTTTTATGTGCAACAATCAATTCCTGGAAAAGAAATTTTTTGATTCATGGATGAACTCTATGATTCCAAGTGCCAGTGGAATAGTACAATATTTTCGCAGTGCATCTGGTGAGAATAATTTTTCATCTGAAATTGTCATTAGACAATATGACGGTCGAGGAAAAGAAGGCGCTGCTCAACTAGATTCCCTTCCAATATATGGTGTCAAATTGATTGATGCAATTCCAAGTTCTGTCGCCCCACTATCATTAAGTTGGACAGACGAAAGCTATCACAGATTACAAGTCAGTTTCACGTTCAAGAAAGCAATCCCCTTATCTTATAGAAGAAGTTTTGAGAGTGGATATAATAAAGAGGCGACAGAAGAAGCAGTTTCTACTGCGATTGGTGATTTTCTTACAGGCAATAGAACCCCATCACCATATAACCCATTTAACATTAGCCTAGATTAAACATACTGGAGTAGTTATGGCATTACCGAAATTAGATTATCCAACATTTGAAATACCTGGCGTTGAAGTAAAAGGATCGCCAGTAAAGTTCAGACCATTTTTAGTCAAAGAACAAAAAATGCTGATGATGGCAGTTCAGTCAAAAGAAATTTCTGAGGTCGTCGACAGCATCAAACAAATCATAAGAAACTGTTGCATCGATGATATTGATGTTGATACGTTATCGTTGTCGCAGTTAGAATTAATATTCATATATCTCAGAGCGAAATCAGTCAGCGAGGTTATTAATTTAGTTTATAGATGCAATAACACTCTTGAAGACGAAAATAGATGCAACATGATCATTAATGTTGACGTTGATCTTTTAAAAGACGTCGAATCCAAGTCGAATCAAAAATCAAATTTGATTTGGTTAAATGATGCAATTGCAATTAAGATGAGAAATCCAAATTTAGAAATTACGAACTTAATCAATCAAGATAATCTTGAATTAGCTGATCTCGTTATTGCAAAATGCATTGAACAAATTATTGAAGGCGATGAAGTTCATGACGCAGATACAGTGAATGAGAAAGAATTAATCGAATTCGTTTCTCAAATAAGATCAAACGATTATGAAAAGATGTGGGAATTTGTTAAAAATGCACCGACTATAAAGTATGAAAAAGTTCATAAGTGCCCTAGATGCGATTATGAACATACAATTAAGTTGGAGGGACTTGCCGATTTTTTTTCCTGAGCTTTAGTAATGATTGTTTGATAAAATATTATCAAACAAATTTTGATTTGATTCATAAACATAAGTATTCATTGACTGAACTTGAAAATATGATTCCTTGGGAACGTGACATTTACATAAATTTGTTAATTCAACATATAAAAGAAGAGAATGAGAAAATTAAACTAAGAAATCAACAAATAAGAGCAGCGAGAAGTAGAAAGTAATGGCAAGAAGAAGACCTAGAACGGGTTCCCTCAGATCAGTCATGTCTAATCTCCCAGGAACATCTGATCCTCTCAATGACAGAATCGATTCTCTCGTTGAGAACAGACGGAGGGCGAAAGAAGAAGCTGCTCTAAAGTATGGTGGTGGATTTGGTGGTAGAATTCTTTATGGAATGGCTGAATCCGTTTTTGGCGAAAGAGTAGCTTCAAAGATCAATACAGCATCTAGAGACAGATCACAAACACAAAAAGCATACTCTGAACTGTATAACCCCTCTGAGCAAATGACAAGAGGGAAAGGAGGATCGGCTGTTCGAGAGATTAAACCAATTTTAGAAAAGATCAACAATAAAGTTGATTATCTTGCTTCAAAGATTGAAAAGATTGATGCCAGACTTAGCGCCAAGAACATTACAATTGGTAAAGGTGACAAACAACAAACTTTCAGATACGACCCATTAGCACCAGAAGGAAAGCAAGTAACAGCGGCAACTGCATCTGGTAAGTCTGGAAGATTCGCATCAAAAGCAGAATCAGCATCTGTATTGTCTAAAGCGGCATATCTTGGGAATCAAGAATACCAAATGCCACAAACTTCGACTAGAGTTTCACAAAATGATGCGAAACAGATTATAGAACAACTGAAAAAAGACTTGACAAAGAGTGGTGGTAGAGAAACTCAAAGTCAAATTGCAGCTGCAGAAGATAGGAAAGACTATGCTGCAGGTGAAAAAGATGAACGAAATCAAGAGTATCAAGAAGACGTAATTAAAAAACTAGACGAAATATTAGAAAAAATAGAAGATGGTGGTGGAGCTTTAGAAGCTCTACTTGGTGGAGCTGCTGGAGCTGCTGGAGCTGCTGGTCTTGCTCGACTTCTACCAATGTTGGCACCACTTCTTATGAATCCTTATGTATTAGGAGCCATAGGAATAGCAGGAGTTTTATTTGCAGGATATAAAGGCATAGAAAAAGCTCTTGAGGATGGTAAGATTGATAAAAAACAAACTACTGAATCTGGTAGAACTGAAGAAGGTAAAGAAAAATCAGTAGATGTAGTAGAGGCTGGCAGCCAGTATGTTCCACAAATGCCAATGCCTGGTATGCCTGTTGGGGTTGGATTTGGTGGAACAAATGTTCCAGATAAATTTGAATTGCCAAAAGATGAAAAAACTGTTGTAGAAACCTATTATGATGGAGATGAGTTGATTGGTTATTTGTCAACTGATGGTAAACTATATGTTGCTCAGGGTAAAAAAGAAGAAGTCTTAGAAAGATATAGAAAGGGTGATGCAACGTCCGTAACAGTTGCCAGTGGGAAAATGCCTGACATCCCAAGGCAAGAAACAACTGGAGCACCATCACCATCATCTGATAGTTCTGAACTTCCAGAAGGATCGATGCCCATACGAAACGCTAATAACGAAGTGGTTGGTTATCGTAAAGAAGGTGGAGGTTATGAAGCATTACCAGGTAGAGAAAAGGAATTAGAAGAACTATCAAAAGGAGCAAATCAACTTAATCGTGAAATGCAGGAATCTACAGGCGCATCATCCTCGAGTTCACGAACAGAAACACTCGATGACCGCCGTTCCGAATATGCAAGTCATCCGAAACCTGGTGTTCGGAAATTGGGCGAAACCGAAAATGAAATGATAATGCAGACCGCCATTCGGGTTGCCAAGAGAATGAAGATTCCATTCGATCCAGATAAATCAAAAATTGAACTGTTTAAAGGCACGATACAGATTGCGGCAATTGATGGTAATAAAGTAGATCGAGATGTATGGCTGGAAGTAAATAGACTTGTTTCATTTGGATACCGCAGGGGCTTGCGGGCGGACGGTATGCCATCAACAATGTATGAAAGTAGAGAACTTGATGAAGATTTTTATAGTCTTCCTCCGAGCGAAACACCAGCGGCACCAACACCAAAACCAACACCAAAACCAGCACCGAAATCCGATCCGACTCAACCATTAATAAATGCAGC